ATTCGACTAACATCTTGTAGGTGTCGTCGTCTATTTCGAGTTGTGTCTCGTAGTAGGTTACCTCGGTTTCCTTAACGATTTTAATTACCGGTAGATTCTTCTTCTTCATCTTCTTCTAAATCTATATCGCAGTCAAAAGAGACGGTGGCTTCGGTTAGATAATCGATTTTAAGGATCTCTAAAGTACCGATTATAGTCGCGTGATTAAGGTCATATTCAGCTCGAAAACGATTTACTATGTTTTGAAGCTCGAATAAAAATGCGTCTGTTTGTTCGTTGATATCCATGATGTTATGAAAGTGTTTAAATTTTAGGCTTTACAGATTTTTTAGGTGTGTATAATTAGGCTTAAGCCGACCGTTTCTTTCGCGATACAGCGTAATTAAATCCCGATTGTTTTTCAAACAGGCGCGATTTAGCCGATGTAGGGCGTAAGATACGGGATATAACCGCGATGTGACTGAGAAGATTAAAAACATCTATATAAAGCTTATCCGAATTTAATTCGACTTTACAACCTAAAAGCTCGTCATTAATCGCGTTATAAACGCGTATATAACGGGGGCTAAATCCAGGTAGAAACGGCGTTATGGCGACGATGAAAGACACTATTTACAAATTTTTCTAATTCTTCGTTTAATAATTCTTTACGTCTGTCTTCAATCTTCAAGTCGGCGTTAGCCGACATTTGCTCCGTCCAATAGTTAACAGCCATAGCAAGAGCGTCTAACCTATCGTCTTGAAGAAGACTGCCTTTTTCACCTGTTATTCTAGACAATTGATAGAACAGCATATAGCGGTTTTGAATTTCGATAGGGTATGTGAGAGCTGTGTTAAAGTCGTTCTTAATCACCGAAGGATCGACGACTAATCTATGTGCGTTTAAGACCGGTTCTATAGTGTCTATAATACGTTTTTCCTTCTGAATATTATGTCTTACTTCGTTTATAGTGACGGGATAAATGGCGTTTATAATCGGCTTTAGAAGCTCAGTAAACATACCGTCTCCCATATTAGACTCTACGACTATCTCGTTGACTTTAAAGCGTTTAGCTATTGTCGATAGTTCTTTAAGAACATTGTCTCCATATCCTCCTCTTATGCCGTTACAAGCGTGGATAAATAGGAATCCATTTAGCATCTTGACGACCGCATAAGCTGTTTCGTCTTTACCTCTACCACTTGGGTCGATAGCCATAACAGAGCCGGTATAATCGACCATATCTCCTAACGCCTGTAAAGGGCGGTGATATCTGTCTCCATTAAAGCCTACATTAGGGATGTCTTCGACAACTTGATCAGGACCGCTTGCCCAAACATATTTTTCATGGGCTACATCGTTGTCTAAGTCTTGTACGATAAAATCGTTAATCTTTAAAGGATATCTGTCTGCATCGCTTAAACGCGGATTTAACAGGAACTGTAAAGCGTACCCTGATCGCCCGTAAGAAAGCTTACGCTCCTCCAGGTCGATATCATTAAACCTTAAAGGTTCCGTGGATCTTCCGATATTGTCGTCGTTTGTAGCGTCGTTTATAAAGGGTGCTATGGCTCTTTCATAGATTGTGTCGTTCTTATCCTTGCCTACATACTCTGACGGCCATATACGCGTGTTATAGCCGCGTTCTCGCAGCTTTGTGTAAATACTGTCTTCGCATTGAGGTGTACCGAGAAAAAGTATTCTAGAGGTCTCTAGCGGCTTTATAATCGCATCAAACTCTTTTACCTGGTCAGATAGCTTATCACGCATTCCTTGGGTGGCTGAGTTGTTCGCTACCTCCACGTCGTCAGCAACGATTATATCCGCCCGTGAACCGGTCAATTGAGAGGTGATACCCAACGACTTTACAGACGGCGCGTGAGACGCTGGTGCAGGGCCGACATCAAACGATATCTTGGAGAAGCGTTGACCGTCTCTTGGCTTTAATCCTTCCAATACAGGGATCTCATGGATCAGCCTAAGAGTGAAGGTAGAGAAGTCGTCAGAACGCGTTTTAGACGCAGATACAACCAGGATGTTCTTTGACGGATCTAACAGCAATTGATGCACGACATAGGCCGAACATATCCACGACTTACCAACGCCACGAAAAGCCATCACTATGGCGCGTTTAGGGCCGTATTGGAGGTAGTTAGCTATGTCGTATTGAAGCGGTGTAGGATCAGGTAGACCTAGATGCTTCCAACAGACAAACAGGAAATTACGGAAGTCTTGAAGCTCCGCTGGAACTTCTTTCATTACTTCGCCTGTCTAAGTGCTTCTTTAGTTTCGGGAGGTTCGTCAAACGGTAGAACATCCGCTAACTTGCCTAATGGAGACGTCTTCTCTGTAACGCTTAATATATCGTTATCTTTAAGGAACTGCCTAGCTCCGTTTAAGATCGCCGCATTAGGCTCGTCCAAATCCATACGCTCGATTGATTCGCGATAGGTGTCGGCGAGTAATACCTGTAGTTGTTCTAGTTGTTCTCGTTTTTTCATGTTCCGGTGTAGTATTGCCAATTAGAGCCGTCGTATACATATAAACGAATTATGTCGGAAGCCATAAGAATCGTGCCGACAGCGTCGCCAGTCCTTGCCTCTATGTTGGCCTGAGTGTCGTACCCTGCTTGTAAGGTAGCGTCAAACAGATCAAGTGGGAAACTTGTACCAAACTGCGGAGCGACAAATTCGCTCGATGCCTCAACGTTTGAAGGAGGCGGTACTGCGACGGCAACTAATGACATTAAAGGGAAGCAACAGTACCGGTAGCATAAACGCTGTAAGTACCGTCAGTACGACTCGATACAGATGCTCTGATCTTTTCATAATGACCGTCTGCATCCCGTATCATAATATTACCTGAAGATGTAATCGTTCTGCTATCTATTGTACGCCATCCTCCGCCTATGTAAGCTTCAATAGCAACAGTTGCACCGCTTGTAACGGATTCCGATTCGATAACAAAAGTCCATCCTTTTGAACGCTCGACTGCAAATGCACTACCCGCCCCCGTTACAACAACGGATGAAAGCAACGTCTTTTTTTCTAGTCCGAGAAGTCTCATAATCATTAAGTGTAGTTCTTTACATTATAACTGTCAAGTTGCAAGCAGACACAAAAAAGGAGCAGCTCAATCGAACCACTCCTTTATTGTTTAAATAATTATCGTTTTATTAGTCTCTTGGCTGTTGATCGTGGTCCCCGCGTCCATTCATGTTGTTGAGTATACGGGTTATCCAGGATGACAAAAGAGCGGAGGAGCTGAGACCTAGGGACTTGGCGATCCCAGCTACCTCCTTCTTTTGTGAGCTTTTGAGACGAAAAGTCAGAGATGTTATATCTCCTTGTTTACCTTTCGAACTCATTGAGCGATATGAACTTACGCCATTGCAGCAGTAAAGTCTGCCAATGAACCAAGATTGTTTCCGTCACCAAGAACAACGTCGTTAGCTTTAACGTCGATCAAAGCAGCAGAAGCGTCGTCTCCACTGATGTCAGTAGAAGAAGCAGTTGCTGAAGTTCTGTAGAAAGCGAACTTGTCTTCACCTTCGTCGTATACAGCAGCAATGTTTCCGTTGTCGGAAGAACCACGCTCAATGATAAAACCAGCGTCGTTACCATTGTTAGCAGAACCAGCAGCTCCGTCATTGAGAAGCATGATAGCGTCAGTGACTTGTGAGTTGGTGGTTTCGATGGAAGTAGTCGTTCCTTGAACGGTCAAGTTACCGCTAAGTACAAGATTTGTTCCGCTAACGTCTCCGGTGAAAGCAGCTCCGCTAAGGTTAGCTTTGGTGCTATCAAGGTTAGAAACAGCAGCTGCACGAGTGGAAGCTTCAGCGTCGATGTTCGACTGAAGAGTTGAGTCGGCAGATGCACGAGTAGTAGCTTCACCGCTAACAGCAGCGATACGTGCAGTCTCTTCAGCATCAATGTTGCTTTGGAGAGTGGTATCAGCGGAAGTTCTAGCTGTTGCTTCGTCGTCAATGTTAGTTTGAAGGGTCGAGTCAGCAGACTGACGGGCAGTTTCTTCATTGTCGATATTGCTTTGTAAGGTCGAGTCGGCAGAAGCACGAGTTGAAGCCTCACTGTCAATGTTTGACTGAAGGGTGCTGTCAGCAGAACTACGAGCACTAGACTCAGCACTGATAGCGTCAGCATTAGTTTTAACTTGTGAGTCGAGAGCTTCGTCAGCAGCAACCAAAGAACCAGCAGATGTGATGTAGTTAGTTGAAGAGTTAGCTGTGTAAGAACCGTCCGATCCAAGTCCAGCACCAGTCTCAATAGCGTCTACGGCTGATTGAAGAGCGGAGTCAGCGGATGCTCTGCTTGATGCTTCACTGTCAATGTTGCTCTGTAAAGTAGAGTCAGCAGATGAACGACTAGAAGCTTCAGCGTCGATGTTAGATTGCAGGGTAGAGTCAGCACTTGCACGACTGGAGGCTTCAGAATCAATGTTAGTCTGAAGTGTAGCCTCAGCAGCCAACGCGCGTGTTTCTTCTGCTGCAATAGCACTTTTGGTCGATTGACCGATTTGATAGAATATAGATGATGTATCTGGCATATTATTAATTAACTATAGTTAGTATTGTTGGTTAAAGTTAAGCAGTACCGTCGGAAACAATCTCTGTCCATTCAGACCCTGTCCAAACGATAATCTTATTAGTGTCCGTCTCAAAGTATGTTTCACCAGCAGTTGGTGAAGCGGGACGGGTGGATGATGTGACTGTATTTAAAGTAGCCATGTCTTATAGTTCCTCCATAGGTTGTGTCCAAGCTTCCCCAGCCAACACGGTCAACATTGCCGAGTGACTAAGGGTGTCTTTTCCGTATAGGCTTCTAGGTTTAGCTCCTTCGTATTTAACAAAGGTTTTATCACCTGCCACGTTGTATCTTAGTGTGTCCACTGATGTTTCAAGTACTTCATCAAAGTTAACGGTACTTACTTCATCAGCATTTAGAATTACATATTGTCTACTCATAGTTATTAAGAGGGTATATCAGTTGAAAAAGTTGGACCGTTGGTCAGTGTACCGTCGTTGCCTCCGCTACCTTGATCAGTGATTGTAGTTCCTGTTCCACTATCATTATCACCCATTCTCCACCAATGCACAGGAGAGTAAGAAGTTAAGTCAGCAGGAACCCCGCTATTGTAAATATCAGCAATATCTCCCCCCGCTGTATCTCCGATAGATAAACCACCACCATCGCTGAGTGTTGAAGAGAATATAGCCACTTCGTCAACTACAGCTTCGCCATAACCAGCAAAAGAATTGTTTCCTACTCTATAATTACGAGAAGAATTGCCTACCAACCCCCCCGCGTCAGACGCAGTCGTAGAAGAAGTCGAGACCGAGCTTATGTAAATGCCATCGATATACAACAAAGAAGTACCCGCATTAAATGTTTGTGCGACATGATGCCAAGAACCTAGAGAGGGTTTAGGACTAACTGTATGGAGACCGAGTGACCCCATGGGCCACGCATACAGATTTCCGTCGTCCCAATGATAGACAGAAGCTCTGCTATTATTTCCTATAATACCGACTTTTCCGGTATTAGATGTTTTATACCAAAATGAATATGAAACATTGCTTACTGAATTTAAAGCCGAGATTACTCCAAGATCTAAAAAGTCATTGGCGCCGTCAAAAGAGAGGCTATACTGATTTTGATAACTTGCTGCTTCATTGGCAAACGTTCTCCAAGACCCACTATCATATACAACAATAGCACCTGCATTGGTACTACCAGCAGCTTTCAAATATAACTCACCATTCTTAGCAAGTCCGTTAGTTACCAGCTCCGATTGCTGGCTGTCGTTAATTACTGTAATATCGCTCATATGTTTAACTGTTGTTATAGACCTGCCAGTTACTACCGTCAAATACGTAAAGCTTCGTAGTGTCGCTTCCGTACATAATAGTTCCTGCATCGTCGCTGGTTCTTGCTGTTATGTTTGCTGCCGTGTCTACGTCAGGTGCAACGGTATCTTCAGGGAAGCCGAGAATAGACTTTAAGAAGTCCGTCACAGCGTCCGTTTTATCTACCTTGTCATCCAACTTCGACTTAACGGTCTGTCCGATTTGTTGAAGTATATTAGCCATTAGTGATTATTTTTATGTTAGTGATTGTTGATTGTCAAAACTATTGAGCAGCTTGCCATCCTGAATCTGTAAAAACATACAATTTATTAGTATCCGTGGCAAAAGCCATCGTTCCTAATTCATCGTCTGTTCTTGCTTGAATGTTACTTTCGGTGTCTAAGATAGCCTTGCTAGTGCTAGTAAGAGATATTAATAAGTTCCTGACACTTTGTCCCATTTGATACCATACGCTCATATTTTATTTTCATTTTTAGGTTAAACCCGACACTTGTTAGTGAATTACGGATCACCTGTCAAGCCTTCAAGGAACTCTGCATGATCTCCCACTTCTTCTTCACGTGCATCTAGGAAGTACGGAAGGTCGTTCCAAGCAGTCGTACCGTCTCCAATCTTAATACGATTACGGTATGAATCTAGTTCGATTGCTACTTCACCTTCTAATAGTACTGGGTTCTCGGCTTGCCATTCAGCATAAGTACCACGTCGTAGTTGTATACGTTTAGTAAAACTAGGCATCTGCTTGTCCTCCGTCAAATATATCAGTGTCTTCTAATACAGGACCACCACCATCAATAGTAACAAAAAATGGATCACTCTCCAGCGATGTAACCTTCGTTTGTAGTTCGTCTGCTTTCTCTTTGTTCTCCTTTACCTTTGCAGCGGATACAGCTGCTATCGTCCGTTGTTGAGCAGACAGAGGGTGTGGACGAGTTATTGGACGAAGAGGCATACTCAGCACTTCCAACGACGCAACGCCAAAGCTTTTCGGGTAGGTCTGCCTTTA